TGTAAGCCTGAAGTATCAAAGAATGTCGACAATTCTGTCCGCATGTTTGCTACGGCAAAAGGTATTTCGATCAAGACAACAGTAGAAGGAAGTGGTTCTTATTTGGAGGATCTAGTTGGCTTTGAAGGAGAAACAATCGATGTTTGGCACCGTTGTTTTGTTTATACTTATTCTGTGATTGTTCGGTCTCTCGACTGCAGCAACCACATGATGGTGCTCCTTCTACCAGTTAGGCGTCGGATGCGTTCTATTCCTGGCCCTCGTAAAGTCGAGGGATTGATTCGACCTGTTCAACTTTATTCCGGACAGGGAGCTAATGTTTGGGCTTTTACAATAAAGCACCAAAGTGAGCCACGAATCATATTGGCGGATCAAGAGGGGAGCGTACATCAGATTAGTTGTGATGTTTACGCTTCGCTTCTGGGGGCATTAAGAGGTGAAGATGTCGGTAAGTTGACTGCATTGTATTTTGGCGATGTTGATTTAGAATGCGATAAAATCGCTTCTGATTCAATTAAGCGCATTCACAAGATCTCAATGAGGAATACCCTTGACAAAATCATAGGTAAAAATCGATTAGTTAAGATGCATCCAGTCCATGAGACTAACGCTTCTGTGGTTCGGCATTATATCGATCCAGAAGGCGCTAGGACTCTTGACATGTGGATGGATGACAAACTGATCAAGACTGGTGGAGCCAAAGTGCATTGTGCACCATTGGTCCATCCACCAGCCTATATCACCGCCCGCACTGTAGCTCAGGAAGTACAAACTATCTGTGCTAGAGTGATACAGCCACAATTCAAAGCAGAGAATGCGAAATGTAAGAATTTTGCAGATATGCTTTTGAAAGCTGATGTCTTTATAAGACTGGTTTCACATGATACTGGGGTAAAACTCAATTCTGTGGAGCCACTTAATCGACAGGAACTGTATGAGTATTTGATGCATACGGTTATTCCCAGCAAAAGAGTCATGTATGAATCATGGGCTCTTAATGGAGGAAAAGAACATATGAGTGTAGAAGGCTTCTTCAAGGGTGAGACCCAAAAGAATGTTGGTAAGGGACGTTTGATACAGAATCTTGGCGTTGGTCCAAATTTTGAGTATCAAACATATTATCAGCCTATTAAGACACTTGTGTTCTCGAGAACCAAATGGTTCTCTCCTGGGAAAACACCCAATGAGATTGCGGCCGGTGTGTCTGATCTAGCCTGTAGAAGGCTTGGATTGACAGAAACCGATTTCGAAGCAATGGATGCAACATATACAAAACAGGCGCGAATGTTGGCAGTTAAAATCTGCTCGGCATTCTTCAAATTTCCTGAAGATTATGTCAAGAATTCCCAAGATTTGTATAATCAGATGGGGACTCTTGGATCAGCAGCTTTTCAAGTGAAGAGTATGACCAGTAGTGGCCATCCTCATACAACACTTGAGAATACGGTTGTAACCGGGTTCCTGATGTTTCTAGCATTATGCGAGAAATATCGAGATATGAGATATAACGAGGTTTATAAGTTGATGGGTATGGTGAGCGGTGATGACTCAATTTGTGAGTATCTACCGGAGATGGGGGTTTGTGCTAATAACCTTGGTTTTATTACTAAGAGTAAGCACTTTACAGACCATCAGATATCCTCATGTGAATGCGTGGCAACCTATTTGGGCAGGGTATATATTAACCCTATTTGCACTACATCCTCCATACAGGATGTGTCGAGAGCATTGCCGAAATTCTTTGTTACTTTCAGTCAAGGAGATAGGAAACAGACATTGGTCAATAAGGCTAGTGGGTATTACTCGTCAGATAAGAGGACACCCGTCCTCGGAAATATCTGCAAGATAATATTACGAGAGTTTATTGATTATAAGCCAAAATGGGAGTTGGATAAGAATCTGTATTATAAAAAGAATTTTATGTACGCTTCTGGATCATACCCCCAACATAATGACCCCCCCGAATACTATATAAATGCGTTTGCAAAAACCATGAATTGTAGTGTCGGTGTCGTCGAAGCAGCCGCAGCCCGGGTGAGGTTGTGGAAATATGTTTCAGACTTTGATATATTGTTTGGAATGGCTTCACCAGGAATGAGTCGAGTCAGGAGTGATCTCGACTTGGGCAAGGTTCCGAGCAATATTAAAGTTGTTTATCGGGACTCTGTCTTTATTGGAACCGGCAAACCCTTGACTAGTCTCTTGTTTACAGAGCTAATAAGGTGCCGCCGAAGGCTTACAGAGGCCACTGGAGTCGTTATATCTAAAATTTCGACTTTTAAAACACCCGAACCGGTGTATGTCTCGCCATGGGATTCATTTATTGACTCACATGGGAGTTACGTAGATTAACACTTGACATACACACCACAGACAAAAGCATTGCG